TTCTGCCACCACATGTCAAAGGCCATATCTGCGAAGATCACCAGACATTCATCGCCGATCGCAATCGGGAAGGTCAGATTCCATCCTCCCGCGCTCGGAAATACGAACGGCACATCATCGAGGATTGGCAGCGTGGTCAGTGTTGGAATTGCCTTCACTCGCAAGACTTCCTGCACCGATGGCTGTACAGATACGGTTTGGAGATCAGCATTGAATGGATCGCCATTCTGATTCGTAACCACAATTCCGGGAATCGCTACCCGCAGATCGCATTCAAACTGATGCAATGCCAGCCGAATCGGGGCAGACTTGATGGAAAGCCTGTCCTGAACCGATACAAGACCTTTGAGTTGAGAGCTAGTTCCCATAGGGTGCTCTCCTATCGAGTTCCGGACCGCTTGGACTTGTTGCATCGTACACATACGCCGCACGGCCGCCGATGCTTGTGAAGGCAATAATTTCGGTCTCCCATTGATTGCCGCGTGAGTCGCCACGGTGTTGCAAACCGTTCACGAGATAAAGCCCATTGGGATCGAGAATCGGCCTGTATCCTGGAGGCGTGAATTCAAATTGCCGGATGATCGAGCTGGCAATATTGACCTGCATCGGCGGAACGCTCACGCGCAAGCGAGGATCGAGCGCCACGATGAAGTTCACGCCATCCTGTGTTTGCTGCGGAACGCCGTAGATTCCGGTGGTCGATGTATATGTGATGGTCGATACAGCATCGGCATCGCTCATTGTGCTAACCGAGAGTCCGTCTGATCCGTACCATGATTGCAGATTGTTCGCAGCCGCTACTGCATCGATGTACTTGTGCGGATCACCAAAGAAAGGCCTTGCCCTTGGGAGCTGCGATTGCGCAGTGGGCATCGAATTCAGCGTGTCAGTGGAACCCGAATTGATCGCAATTGGATTCTGCGCTCCTGCACACATCTTGGAGATCAACGCCATCTGCGTCATGTTCGCATTGCCGCGGAACTGCGCAAAGTTCGCGATCGTCTCCTTGATGCCCGTGTAGCACATCAGCGTAACCTTGGAATCGATCACGTCCGGACGCTCATAGAGCGCCTGATAAACTTCGCCGGCAAAGATGATGCCGAACGATCCTGTCTGAAATCCCGCCGAGAGAACGACCGTCGATCCCTGACCAGTGATGAACTGCTGCGCCTGATCGACTCCCAAGTTGTAAATCTCGATCTTCGCAGTCCAGAATGTTGCGTGCGAGGAATAGCCCGGAAGATTGACCTCGAACAGGAGGCGCATAGGTTCTGGAATGAAGCCTGTCGATGCGAGTGTCGCCTGTGTGGAATTCCCCGTATCATCCGGAGGACTTGTCACGACAAGCGACCATTGGCGCCCCATGTTGGGAATCTGCGAAATCGGATTGTAGGGATTCGCGCTCATGCGTTGTCATCCCAAAGAAGCAGAAAGTTATTCCCTAAATCGTTTGCGCCTGGATAATCGTTCGAGACTTGGCCTAGATTGATGATGTACGCGCTGCCGATATTCAGGTATCCGTATTGCGCCAGCAGATTCGATGCTGGCCAGCTTCCCGTAATCATCGGAACTGAAGAGAGAAGAAGATTTCCCCCTGCATCAAAGATGCTCATAATCCAGTATTGGGCCATTTCGCTGAACATAATAAACAGACCAAGGCGCAGCACTGATCCATTGACATTCAGTGCGACGTTCAGCGTTTGGTTTGGCGCATTCGTCAATGGAACGATCTGGCTCATGGTTGCGGCAGACCTCCAGTATTGTTGCTAGACCAGTTTCCTGCACCGATCACGTTCCCTTCTACCGCCTGAATTGCTTCGGACGATAGAACATCAGTGGCTGTCGAAGACAATCCGTTCTGGGCCTGTACTCCGGAGGGAACGGGCTCTGGATTTGTCTGCCCTATAGTGGTGCTGCCGGTGGTCTGTGAGCGCGCACTGACGGTTTGCGTCGCCACATTGAAGAGAAAGATTTGCTGAAACTCGACTGTTGCGCGCAGCCCATAACGTTCCTTCACTGTGTCGTTGGGCTGCACATCGACGATGAACATATTCACGTAAGTCTTGAGTCGCGTTGTGATCGTGAGCGGAACACGCGCCTGCCTAAGATTGTCCAGCGTTTCAAAGCAGGAAATGGACTTCGATGGATTCCCTACCCACTGACCTTCCGCATATGGCTGAAGCACGTCAGTCATCAGCACATCCATGACCAGATGCGCGGGATCGAGGATGATGTGATCGGTGACGTTTGCATTATCTTGAATCGGATGAAGTGTCGGTCTCGCGCGTTGTGAATGAGAAAGGCGCATCACGCCATCGAAAACAAGATATTGAGGGACAGTGTTCGGACTGGGAGCAGCAGGAGAACTCGGCGCTATCGCTCCCGTTGATGTGCCGCCGACTGCGCTGTTTCCGTTCTGCGCCTGTACATAGTTTGCCGGAACGGTAAGCATGGTAAGCGCTGGTTGTGACCACTGCGGAGGTCTGAATTGTACGTCTTGACCTGCTACCTGCCCGAGCAATGCTTGTTGATTTGCAAATGATGAGGCTTGTTCTGCCGCAGATTCTGCGAACACAACAATGCTGCCCACACCTAGAAGCGCGGTCGATGAAACTTGCGGAAGTGAGATGCCGCCCATCTACTTGTATCCTCCCGCGAAGGCCAGCATCAATTCACGTTCCTGCTCTTTGAACGCTGCGCTCACGCCTTTCTGAATCGCCGCCGCATGCTGATCTGGCGTGAAATTTGGCGATGAGTTTACCGTGATGGATCCAATCGTTACCTGGCCAAACTTTCCCGCCCATAAATCGACATTGCGCGCATAGTTTGCTTCCGAATCATTGCCATAGTAGTTACCCGAGGGTGTTTGCAAGGCCCTTGCAAATTGATCCGCGGTGACAGCGGAACGGATATTGTTCTGAACGTAGCGCGATGAATTAAGCGTATCCGCATAGGCGCGTTCAAAATCCATGACAGACTGGAAGTTGCGGAATGTATCTGTCCCTGCAACTTTGATTCCCGCATAGTTGTTCGTTCCAGCGAAGGTCTTGAATCCGCCTGTCTCGGTTCCCATCTGGCCATAGAGAAGATTTGCCGGTATGCCCGTCTCGCGCGATACATCCAGTGCAATCTGGTGCGCATTGGCAGTAGGAGTTCCAGCAACGGTCGATGCAAGTGCTGCGGTCGAGATCGCCGAGTTGAACTGATCGCCGTAGCGCGTTCCGCTCAGCAGAACGCCGCCAACCTGATCCAGACCGTGGACTGCATTGATAGCCTGATCTGCGGCTGCATTCAAATCAGCCCACATCGTTGCGGAACTTCCGCCGCGCGTGGGCATATTCAGAAATGCTTTGCCGAGATCCCAGATGGCGCCGACACTGCCGACGCCAACCTTTTCAAGACCCAGCATCAGCTTGATTGCTTCGCCGATCCAATAAACGACATGCTCAATCGATCGCGCAAAACTCTCAAAAGATGCAGCTTTCGTGTTGATCGAATCATCGCCTGAAAGCGTTCCCACAAAGTTATCGAAGTCTACCGAGAGATCGAGCAGCACGCCACCGGTTTTCTTCAGAATGTCCCACGTCATACCCAACGCCGGAATCATGTGATTCACAATCTCATCGGACCATCGCGGCATATTGGCAAGCACAAAATCATTCAGCCGCTCAAGCTCAAGAACGATTCCTCCTTTGCCAAACCCCAGATGCTCCAGCAAATCGGCGGCGAACTTCATGCCGAAGTATTGGCCCTTAACCTCGAGACGCTGGAGTTGGAAGATCACGTCCCGCACCATCTGCTGCTGTTTTTCGTATCCTGGCCCAAGCATCAGCGCAAGCTGCTTCTGATCGTCGATGAGCATGTGGAATCGTTCTTGCAGTTCCTTGGTGCCAAAGAACACATCATTCAGCGTGACTCCCAGAACGTCAAGCGCCGTCGAAACGGAGCGATATTGCTGGATGCTCATCATGTTCTGGGTTGCGAGAAGCTGGGTCTTTAGATCAGCCTGGGCGAGCTTGTCGATATAGGAGATGAGCCCGAATCCCACCGATGCAAAGGCAGTTGTTCCTGCTACCTGGAATTTAAGGAAGGTGCCGACAATGCCACCGACATGGGACTGGACTTGCTTTTCCGCGCCTTGGAGGGCGCCGGCGAATTTATCGAATGAAGCCCTGTCCACCGACCCGGACAAAGACACGAGATAACTTTTGATCACTTCTGCCACAACATTAGCCCCCAAGTTGAGACGTTAGTGTTATACTTCACATTATGCGAAATTGGAGACTCGGAAATACCCAACGAAGGATCAATTTGGCAGGCAGGATATTTGATAGATTGACGGTCACGGAAACTGTGGAGCGACGAGGCGACAAAGTCTATTGGCTCTGCAAATGTTCGTGCGGAAAAGAAAACTTCATTTCGACGGCTCAACTTTTGCATAAAGGGACTGGAAGTTGTGGATGCAAAGGCACGGAAGCGCGCGCTTTGCGTGTGCGATTGAATACCAAGCACGGAAAATCTAAATCTTCCCGCGCCTTTCATTCGTGGTGCCATATCAGGCAGCGATGCAATAATCCATCGCATCCAGTTTTTGAACGCTACGGAGGCCGTGGGATAAAGGTATGCGATAGGTGGATGGAATCTTTCGAGAATTTTCTCGCAGATATGGGAGAGCCGCCCCCTCATATGAGTATCGAGAGAATCAATAACGATAAGGGATATGAACCAGGAAATTGCAAGTGGGCTACGGCGAAAGAGCAGGCGAACAACCGGGCCAAGCGCAGATGGCAAAAACGACCGTTGAATCTTTAATGCCATCGCTCAATCCGCCTTTGCCGCTCTCCATGCGCGGAAGTCGGCTTCGTTCTTTTCCTTCACATCTAAAAACTCGTGCGCATCGCACAAATCCCTGAAACTGAAAACTCCCTGAACCACGTCCCGATGCTGCCAAAGTCCAGCCATCACCGGGCGCCAAAGAAACCCATCTAGGGTTGGGTACTCTGTCCCTGGACAATCGTCGCCGGGGTCTCGCTCGAACTCGATCCGGCGCCTGGAAAAAAAGGGGCGATATTGAACGCCACACACTCTGTTGTGAGCTTGTAAACCAGCGGAGCATCGAATTCAAGATCGGCGATCGCGTATCGTCCATCGCTGTGCAAGATCGGCATTGCAATCTGCGTGCCCGTCTTGGAACTGTAGCGCCCGCAACAGGCGAGTGAAAGCTGTTGTACCTCGGCCAATTCCTCGCGGCTGAGTTGTTCGATAAGGAACTGGGCAGTCATGGCGAATCCGACTTCAGGGGCAACCGTTGGCGCTTCCTGCGTTCCGTTTGTTGAGTTCGCCGGCTGTGCTTCCTGATAGGCTCTATAGCGCTTGACGAATGTCGAATAAATCCAGCTTCCATCCGCTGCCTTCAACTGGCCGATGCGGTATAGATGCTCGCCGATCTGAACGTCCTTGTGATCCATGATCCCTCTTACTGATTAGCAATGTTAGCGGCAAAGAGCGTCCATTCAAGGTATTCGCCCTTCGCTCCATAGGGTTGCGGGGGCTTTTTCGAGAACGAAACGCCCGTGCAAACGTTCTGATCGCCGGTCACGAGATTCTGAAGATCAAGCGCGATCGCCGCCCAGTTCGTTGAATTGCTGTTGAGAAGTTCTGTTTGATGCAGATTCAAAGCAGTCTTCAAGAACGCATTGACTGCCGAGGTCTGCTGGCACGATACCTTGACGGTTCCATTCTGGCCAGGGGATGCGGAAACCATCACGGCGCTGTCCGCAGACACGTCATGCTCCGTCCACTCGTGGGTCATTTCCACAGTGATCTTGCCATCGCCGATATTGCCGCCAGCTAGGATGAAAGATCCGGCCAGCGGAGAGGCGATTGCCCCTGTGAGGTCTTTGAATGAATATGTCGTTGTTCCGTTCGCCATCTTGATCTCCTGTTACTGCTGAACCGAAATTCCGATTACGAAACTCTGCTGCGTTCCGGCTGTGATCACCCCAATGTAAATTGGCATTGATTTGAATAGCGCTTTATCTCCTGCGGTTTGAGTAACATAAGAAAGTGAACCTACCCAATAACCACTTGGAAGTGCGATTCCTGGGGTAAGTGCCTGCGCAGTCCCAGCTAAAAGTGTTGGGCCATTCCATACACCCCCGGCAAGGAATCCACGATTGACCGATCGTGAACATGCTCCGCGACATGCATTAAGGTCTAAGGCCTGTCCGGGATCGGTCTGCGGAATTGACGCAAGACTCTTTAGCACATTAAGAATTGAAATCTGGCAATCCGCAGCCAGCATGTCGAGGCCTTGAACGGTCGTGAAGCTCAAGCCGTTTCCATTGACGCCCTGATAGTAGAAATCGTAGCTGTTTGCGTAATTGTTGTAGCTGTTGCCATTGTTTCCGAATCCAAGGCCCGGAGTTCCGGCAAATACATTGATCTGGGCTTGGGTTAGAACGGTGGTCTGGATGCCGACAAGTGTCTTGGCCGCAATCGTAAAAGCACTGTTCGGAGCCCCGGTATTCAGGCCCATTGCTATTCCCAGAAGTGCGGCAGCGGCATAGACGTTATTCGGCGCGGGTGGAACCGGGACATTGCTGGTGCTCGTATAGATGCCCTGCACACGGCCATAATTGAGTGCCTTGATTGCCGAGAACACGTTTCCTGTGGTTCCTTGAAGCGCGGAAAGGCTTGTGGTCGAATAGATATATTGCATGGCCGGTTGCACGCTTTGCTCATAGGCTGCGATCGGAGCGACATCGGAATCTCCGGCGCTCGTCCACATGCATCCGTACCAGTTTGTGTTCGCAAGCCGGCAAGCTGTAATCGCCTGCAAAACCGTTTCGCCTACCGCAGTGATATTGACTTCAAGATTGATGCCCGTACTCGGTGCCTGTGCGGTCGTGGTCAGAGCATTGGCGACCGAATAGCCGGTTCCCTGCTGCCCGGGAATGAAGGCGACTGAGGTCACTGCGCCCGCATTGACACCTGTCACCTGGCCGTATCCAAATGAGGCGTTCGATTGTGAAATGAGGAAGGTATCGTTCAGCTTCCAGCCTGTGCCGGCCGAACTCGAATCGACGGTGATGGCTGCAATCGCTGTGGGATCCTGGCATCCGACCCAGCCGTATTGGGGCGGCGTGACCGGGGGCGCATCTTGATCGAAATACAAGCCCATTGCGATGTATTCAGGATCGGTGGGCTGATAGCCGAGAGCGGCCATCGAAGACGCCCATGTCGTTCCTGGAATGAGGGCAACGCGGGAATTCGCGCCGTAAGACGGCAAGCGGCCAGAATTACCCCCAATCAATCCCTGGTTGAAAGCCGGAACAGCTACGCCTGCGGGAGTGACTGAAACCGTCACATCGCATAGAATCGAAAGCGGTAAGGCTTGAGTGGCCATTTCGTAAGCTCCTACAAATCAACCGTTATTTCCGCAAATATCCCGTTCACATCCTCGAGGATGATGTTGGCGAGCTGGATGGCCGGCTTCACGAGCACGTCCGTCACCTGCTCATTCATCCGCGCCGAAAACCCTGTCCGCTCCCACCATTGGTTCTGGAAGAGTTCAGGCGTGCGGCGTGGCGTTCCGATAACTGTGTCGAGGTATAAATTCGACGCCTCAAGAATAGCATGAACGAAATCCTGGTAGAGACACGCCTTGACCTGGCGCGCGCGATCAAAGCTATTCGGGCCATAGAAGATGAAATCCGTCTGCCATACGCGCGTGTAGATCGTGGTTTCGGGATACGTTGGAGGTTCCTGAGTTACGGGCTGAACCTCGTGTGCGGTGTTGTAGCGATCAGGAACTTCAACGCAGCGCAGGAACGCAATGTCATCCGTGATCGCCCATGCAGGCTGGCCGGTAGTAGGCCAATCGATGCGCACATTGAAATACGCCTGCTGATCGGTCGGACCGCTAGGAGTGATCCCGAGACATTGCAGGGTGATGTTTTGAAAGAGAATGCTCATCTGCTGAGCGGTGAGGCCCGTAGAGGTCATCGTGCCCACGTTGGGGACTGCGTAACTACTCACCGCTCAACCTCGCAGCAATGGCCTTTGCAAAGCCGAAATCTCGCCAGGGCACGACAGCGACTACTTTGTAATTCTGGCCCCGCCATACAATTTGATCTCCAATTCCCGAAACGCTTCCTTCCACGTAGGTCTTGTACATGGGTTGCTCGGAGATGAATCCGAGCATTCCTGTAACTCTATCTCCTTCGGGAACTTGAGCAAGATCGTATTCGGTTGCTGGCTGCACAATCCCATAGAAAGGGATGGATGTTGTGGTGAAAACATACCCGCCTTCTTGCCAGTTTCCGACTGATCGATTCACGATATAGCTCTGGGCAAATGCGGCACTATTTGCAACTCGCGTGAGGCTGATTGTAGGCATTAGAACGCCACCAATCTGCGCCGATGCGATTCGCGCATTTTTGCTCGCGTTTCTTCAGAATGCGTTTTGCCTTTATGGGCCTCAGACATCCTCGCCCTGCGTTCGGCGCTCAATGTAAGACCTTCATTCCATGATTTTCCAGTGAACCATCCCTTAGAAGAAGCGGCGCGATGTTCTGGCGATAGTCGTTTACCCATATGGGATGCGGATATTTTCGCGCGTATTTCTAAACTCCTCGGACTACGCTTCTGTCCCTTCTGAATCTCTGACAGCCTGCGCCTTGTCTGTTCTGATAGATGTGTTCCAAGCATCCGCGCTCGAATCTTAGCACCGAATTCGGGTGACATTTTGCGACCTTTGGCCTTCGCTGCGCGCTTCGCCTTTGTTTCTTCAGATTGTTTCTTGCCCATCTTTGATTTAGATATTCTTTGTCTGACCTCGGGCGGCATGTCCAACGCTCCATCACCACCAGAAGTGAAGTTGTATCCTCCGGGGTGCAACGTTCCAAGTTCTTTAATCCAATAGCGTTCTCGCTCTGCAAGCACCTGTGGAGTTGCGCAGATTTCCAAAATCGACCAATCGAAAGCATCGAGGCCATACTTTGCTATCGCTTGACTAAAAACCGATTTGGAGCGTGGAACGCAATGCTGGCGTTTTCTCTTTTCCAGAGAAAATTTGGTTAAGCCCACATAGGATTTTCCGCTATGACGATGCGTCGCTATGTAGACGATCATATTGCTATAACCTCTTCTGTGTCTTCAAGAACCTCATCGATAATCTCGGTGATATTGTGACTCCAAGAAATTTCCGAATTTGGTGGCAATGCCGCAGCATTTCCTTGATGCGCCTGCCCGCCACGCTCTACCTGATGAAGTATAGCTCTGCGCATTTGTCCTGTGTCGATTCCGGGTCTGTCGCTGCCCTTGTGGGCGATGGTCGATGGTTTATTCGGCTCCCATCCGTTTCTGGGATCGGTGAACCAGCGTTTCGAGGCGGATTCCCCGATCTGGCCGGCGCGATCGAGATTCTGCATCATGCCGTCATAATCGCCATCGAGAGCAGAAACCGAAGCCGCCGCTATGTATTTTGCAATTAATGTTTTAGTGGGTTCGGCTTCGATTGCTGCCTCGATGACTACGCGGGGAGGTTGGCCGCGCAGAGGAGAACCATTTGTGAAAATGAAGAGAAGTTCTGCGTTTGAGATCGGTTTCTTCGCTGCTTCCAATAGCCTGCGCGCGAGCTTGCCCGGTTTCCCGCTCTTTGTGGGCTTGAGAAGTGACACGCGCGCCAGTAGGGATTCTTCCCGGTTGTCGCCTTCGGGAATTCCCACAAGCGCATCCGCGCCCTGCAAAGCTGCGATCCCATCGTAAATCTGGCGCATTCCCGGCCCGCTTGAACTGTAGCTGATATTCACAGCCAACCTCCGCCGCCCTGAACCTGTGGGCCACAGCCGCCGGCGCGCACGTAGATCGGTCCAGATCCGCAGAGCCGCGCCATTGTAGCCAGTTGCACACCGTACTGCGTGAGTGTCCAGGTTCCCCATGAAGCCAGCGTTTCGAGGATGGCAAGCCCTTGACTCACGCCGTCCGCACCTTGGGATATTGTGATTCCAGCTTGCAGACTATTCGCTACAATCTGGCTTCCGGTGGTTTGTGGCTGGCCTTCGGTCTGTTCCCAAAGCGTCAGGTAATGAGCAACATAGAGCGCCATCGCGAGAGGCCACTGCTCACGCCAGCGCGATTGCATAAGGCTGGCATAGGCGATATTGATGTAGAGCTGAATCAGCGCCAGCGGAACCGGGGGAGCCTCATAGATCGAAAGCGTGATCGCTCCGGCCTGTGAGGGAGCATTTGAAAGCGTGATGCTCGTATTCGGAACAACGGAAGCGACTACCGTTCCTTGCGCCGTATTGGGCGCCGTTATGAACTGGCCCGCGACAACGCCAGCCGTCGAATCCACGTTGATAATGACTCCCGTGGTTCCATCAGCAGTTCCGGTGATTTCGGTAGCAGCACCGAACCATTTGGGATAGATCGCCAGAATGCTGTCGGGATAATACGGCGGATTGCCTGTCTGCGGAAGCCCCGATGCAAGCCCGAGATAAGCATCACATCCGGAGCGTCCCCAGCCAAAGGAACCATAAATCGTTTTGTAAAACAACTGGATATTTTGGGTAGGAAAGCTCGGCATGAGTGCATTTTACAATGTTCTTGACAATGTATTGCGTTTTGTAATACCGTGTCCGTAGCAGTTAGGTAAACCGCGAATGACGAAACGAACCGCAAGAGCGTATCGACTGACGGAGGGCGCATTGAAACTCATCATCGCGCTCTCCGCCTTTTTGGGCCTGTCCCATACTGCCGTAATCGAGTTGGCAGTTAGGGAATTGGCGAAACGCCACAAAGTCAGCAACGCCCGGTCCGGCTAGTCATCGCATGTCTTGACTAGACAAAACAGCATTCGGCATCGCTGCACAAGACAAGGAGAATGTATGCGAGTTTGTGAAGCAAAGTTGGAATCAGTGAGTCCTTATAGCCAATCTCGGTATTACCAAACCGAGAAGCTAGAAAAGGAAAACGCACAGGATTATGAGGCGCGGACGTGGAAAGATCGTCTGCACACTTCTGAGGACGGGATGGTATACATTCCGCCGATGGCCTTCAAAAATGCGCTCTCGGAGATTGCCAGATTTCTTTCTGTGCAGATTCCCGGTAAGGGCAAGAGCACATACACGAAGCATTTTGAAGCCGGCGTGCTCGTGATGGATGCCGTTCCACTTGGCATTCACAAAGATCAAGTCCTTGGCGAATGGCTTTTTGTGCCCTCGGATGGCAAACGCGGCGGGGGTTCCCGTGTGCTCAAATGCTTCCCGCTCATCAAAGAGTGGAAAGCCACGGTCACATTCTATGTCCTTGACGAAACGGTGACGCCGACAGTGTTTGAGCATCATTTGAAAGAGGCGGGCTCGTTTGTCGGCATTGGGCGATTCAGGCCGCGCAACAATGGATTCTACGGGCGCTTCAAGGTCGTTTCAACGAAATGGAGTCAACGGGACTAGCTCGGCAGGGCTGGGCTGGGAAAGGCAGGGCTCGGCGCGGCTGGGCACGGTGTAGCTCGGCAGGGCTCGGCGCGGCTGGGCCAGGCACGGCGTGGCGCGGCCGGGCGTGGCAAGGCAAGGGCATCATAAGGAGGAAAGGTGAAAAAGACAATTGCAGAATTGGACAAAGAATCAATCCAAATTCAAGAGTTTCTCGCCATACAGAAACGCGGTGCCGAACTCAGCTACATGGCAATTGAACATGGCAGCGGTGTCAAGATGGATTTGCGCGGGAAAGCACATCTGCGGCGCGCGCTACATCGCATGAAAATTGAGTATTCATGCACGTTTGGCTATGGCATCAGATTGGCCGATACCGGCAGCGTCATGCCGATTCTCAGCACGCGGATCAGTCGCATTGATCGCGCCGTGAAGCGCGGCGATCGTAGCCAGCGCATTCTTCAAGAACAGTTCTTCAATTCGCTTTCGGCGGAAGAGCAGAAACAGATTCTTTTCGCGGGAGCCGTATTCGGGGCGATTCGCTTAGCAGCGGATCAGGGACGGCAACTCTACAAGAAGCGGGAATCATTAAGCGCAACCGTCCACATCGAATTGCCGAAGTTGGCTTAAACGCGGCCCGGCGCGGCATGGCGTGGCTGAGCACGGCGTGGCATGGTGCGGCATGGCGGGGCGCGGCAAGGCAAGGTAAGGCAAGGAACAGAAAGGAAAACATGAAGAAATCAACCGTTAAATCTATCAATGAGGCGATGGATACTGCGGGACGTGTATTGAAAGAAATATCTAAACCATCATTAGAGGAGCTTCTTGATTCATTCAACACACCGTACATGGAATGGACGCCGATACAATGGCAGATTTCTGATCTCACTCAACTTTTATCTGAGGCCGTGGCTTTGTGCGATATTGCCTCGCCATGGAGAAATTCTCAAGAATGGTTTTTGCGCTTGGCACGCATCAAACGCGAAGCCGAAGCTCTGCAATCTCCTGTCCATCTTGAATACACCTCTCCGCGCCTGCCTTCGCTTTTCATGAGCAGAGGTCATCGAGCCGAGAAGTAGCAGAACAAAACGGGCTCGGGCCGATTAAGCCCAAGCCCGATGGCCAGCGAGCAGAACGCGTTAGATGCCGTACTGATACATGATCGTTGTGGGCCGATAGAGCTTCACAATGCCGGTGTTGGCAATGTAGGTTGCCACGAATGCGCCATCCTGAAGGCTCAGCGGTCCGCCCATCCGCTGAATGTCCTGGAGGATGCCGAAGTTCAGGAAATCATCATTGAACGTGTAGCTGGTTAACTGAGCCGTCGATCCTGTCCCAATCGTCTCTGCCCAGTAGGGAATCGGCACAATCTCCGGTGTTTTGCCGTTGATGGCCAAACCCCAGTAGTTCGCCTTGATGTATTCGAGCACGTTGGCGAAGGCCGGAATGGTCGTTGCCGGTCCGCCTGATGATCCGGTAGTCGGCAGCGTCATCGGTTGGAGGAGGTATTGCCAGCGCGTCGCCGGCACAAGGAAGCGACCGGGAACCGAATCCAGCGCATAGCCAGAGTTGGCCCAGGTCGTCTTGGCCGCATATTGGAAATCGTTGAAAATGTCGAGAGGCGTCTTGGCCGACCAGAGATAGTTTCCGCCAGCCGCGCCGGCCTGGATTTGCTGATTCACCACGCCCGTGAGATTCTGATTCAGAAGGCCCTGATTGGCTTGCTCGCCCAGATAGACCCTCATGTCGAGCGTCTTGTTCCAGTCCGTCCGCACGCCCTTGTCCAGAATGTCATTCGGGCTCTTGTTGGCCTGCGCCAGTTTCAGAGACTCGATCAGCGGAATGCGGATGTTGACCTGATACGCATACGTGGGGTAAACGTCCTGCGTCCGGTTGTAGTTCAGCGTGCGGATGTTGTTCGAGCTGGTTCCGGTCGTGTTCGGGCTGGCCACGTTGTTCGGCGAGAACACATCCACGAACTGGGCTGTCTCGGTATCGACCCAGCCGCCGCCGTTCATCAGCGGAACATCGCGGAACCACGTATGGCCTTCGAGCGGCATGTGCAGCCGAACGTCGGGCTTGTTCAGTTCCGATTGAACGAAGATCTGGCCGGTGGAAGAGGCATCCTTTGCCCCAAGCATGTTTCCGCCGGGGCCGGCCATGCGCAACGCATAAAGACTCTTGGTATACGAGCTGACGGTCATTCCCGCCGCCCTGCATACCTCTTCGAGACTTTCCGCAACGCCCTTGCGCTTTGCGGTCAAATAGAGTTCATTCGTGTTCATCGTTGCGCTCCAGTATTACGGGATCAGACGTTCCAAAATCGTTACTTGGGCAACAATCTGCCCAGTTGCGGGATCGGTCGAGAGAATGCCTGTTGCGAACACAATCCCATTGGTCAATTCCGTGTTGCCCGAGAGTGAACTGCCTTCAATTGAGCCGACAGGACTATTCGGATAACTTCCGCTTGCGGTGGTCCGGATATAGACCGGAGCTCCGGCACCGGCAGGGGTTCCATAGGGAACCGCTACCGTGATGGTTCCGCGCACGAATCCATCCGTAGGCTGTCCGGGCAGATAGACGCCCGAGCCCATCTGTGTGCCTTCAGAGCCGGCTGGATAGTAGGTATTGGTCTTGACGTTGGCCTGCGCGAATGCAATCGGCGTGCTTCCGGTGACCGAGGAGCTATCCACGGTGATGTATTGCTTCACGGTCGAATAGGTGTTGTTTGAGTTCAGCACCAGCGCATCGCCGAAATTGGCCGAAAGCGTATCGGTCGGATTCAGCAACCGATTGGTGGTCAACGGATAATCGGACTGCGAGATGGTGCCGATCGGCCCCTGGATGAGTCCTGTTACCGGAATGATGCTTGCGGGCATGGGATTGCTCCTTTAGTTCGTTGGCGTTAGCCGCGACGATTCGCTGCGCGACGATCCTGGTACTCATTCCACGCCTTGAGGCCATCGGCGTGCGATTTCCCGTTGAAGAACTGGAACATTGGGATTTCCGGCTCATTGTCACCCATGCCATCGGCGCTGGTGATGTGAGTCAGAAGCGCGAAGGGATTGGTGGCGCTATCTTTCGCGCCAGCTTTGACTTCGCGGATTCCCTTGCACAGAGAGTTGAGCGCGTCCTTTGCAGCCCTGTCGCCGTACTTGGCGATCACGGGCTTCAGGGTGAGCAGATGTTTCGCGGCATCGCCGGTCGAGAATTCGGACTTGGAATGCTCATTGGTGGGCAGGATCACGGCACTTTCGTCCTTCGCCGCTTCCTTCTTTTCTTCCTTGTCGTCCTTTTTCTCTTCCTCTTCGAGCTTGTCGGCGTCCGTCATTTCGTCCTCGCCGAACTCCTCTTTGGCATCCTTGCCGCCCTTTTTGGAGTCCCGCGCATCCATGCAGTCATCGCACATGCACTTCGCAGGATGCTCGGCCGCGTCACGAGCGGCCTTGCGCTTCTTGTCCTTGGCTTCGCGTTCCTTTTCTTCGCGCTCAGCCTCGGCTTCGGATTCTTCCTCGTCCTTGACGGATTTGGAGTCTTTCACGCCCGAGGTCGAAAGCTCGGCAAGCCCTTCAACTAACTCCTCCGGCTTGGCTTCTCTGGCCCACGAGCTGAATCCGAGGGCCTGAATACGTTCCATGAAGGTAGGCTTTGCCATGCTGCTTCTCCTGTCGGTTGATTCTAGCGCTTTGTCGCCAATACCATACAAACGTCCTGCTCTGCCGGTGGGCACCACAGCAACATGGTTGCCCCTGATCTCCGTCATGATAAATTTACCATGCTCATCTTTAGCCAGCACAAAGGTATAGCCGCAGGACACATCCCGCACGCCGCCCTCGATCTTCATATTCAGTTCGGGATGCTTGACCCAGAGATCGGCCACTGGCCCGATTTCGCCGTCTGCCATGCGCTCGCCGGCACGTACATTGTGAACGTGTCCGCGGCTCACCGATTCATATTCATCGAGCGCATCAATCAGGATTTGGGGATCAGCTGGATGCTCGTCAAGAACCGACTTGCCCTCGAATGATGCAAGCGCCGCCGGCGCCAGCACCTCAGACTCAGGCCGATAGACCGTTACCTGATCATCGTCGCCAATGTTCCATTCAGGCTTGTAGCCGGGATTCTTCTTGATTTCGTAGCCCAGGTAGTTCTGACTTCCGGTGCGCGCGATCGGCACATCCTTGTAGATGCGATAGCCCTCAGGCGTCTGGAACCACGTTTCCTTGTCGGGGAGCTTGCTGGCGTAGTAGGTAATCCGGCCGCGCTTTTGGTCTGCCGCCGCATCAACGCCTGTGATCTTGTGTGCGTTCCGGCTGGCGTAGAAAACAGATTCTGCCTTTTTCTTGGACGGATAGGTAGACCGCATGGCCCTCAGTATGGTCTCGCCCTTGGCTGTAAGAGGCACGAAAAGAGCATAGCACATCCCTAAATTCGTATTCCTATGCGCAAGTCAAGAGGGGAATTTCAAAAGGAATCTAGTTAGTTAATGGGCTCGGTTGTCCAGATTGAGTTGATGAGTCGATAGCGAGGAACGTGCAATTTGACGGCCTGAGCTACTCCAGGATAGTCGCCAATGAAATCATGACCACACAGAATTCCTTCATCTCGGAGAAGTGGACGCCAGGAGAGAATGTCGCGTTCGACCGAATCAAAATCGTGACACGCATCGATAAATACAAGATCGAATTTCGCTCCTATTTCTTTCATCGCTGCGGCCGCTAAGTCTGTGGTAGTTACCAGCGGAATGACATTTGTTATTTCATGAGTATTCTCTTGAAACTCCCAAAAGATAGAACCGCGAACGCCGGTGTACATAGGACGAAGAGGATTATCCTCCCACACATCCACGCAGAACACTACACCGTCTGTGTTTTCAGCAAGAGCTAAGGTCGATCGTCCCTTCCACGATCCTAGTTCAGCTATAACAAGACTTCGTTTGGCAGCGGACGCAAGATAGATCAATTCGCATTCTTCCATCCACCCGTCTGTCGATAGTGATCTTTCTAGATTCATTCCGGCAGCTTTCCATCAAAGGGTTCGGTAAATGTCTCGTGATCTGACTCTCCTCCCCACTTAGCCTTGTAGTAAGCAGCATGAAGAGGAAATGTTATGCCGTTCAGAAACTTCAATCTCGGATCGGAATTGATCGTCTGGCTGGCTGCGTGCGTCACTCCCTGACCTGCTTCGATAACCTTGAAACCGGCTAACTTGAGGCGGCGATAGTAGTCGATGTCTGCAAAATACCAGGGCAGGTTATTGTCCCACAGGCCAATCTCATCCACGATCTTGAGATTGAAGCACGCGAATACATCGTAGAGCGTGAAGATGATGCCCCAGTTATCCATCGCATTCCGTGCGATGAGTAGAACTTTCTGAGCGAAGCCTTTGTGGACTTCGCCATCGTTGTGCAGAAAGAAAGCATACTTACAGCCTCGCGCACGTGAATGTGACAGGATGAGATTCATGGTTTGGAAGAAAAGCAATGGAACCTGCGGCCTGATGATCTCGGCCTTCCAATTAGATTGAGGCAATCCGTCCGGAGAGTTATCAATGATCGTGATATGTGGCTGTAACTCTTGGACAGAATCAAGCGCCTTGCGCAGTAAGTCGGGTCGATTGACATATGGAATGTAGAGCCGGTAATCGGATTCAGAGATAAATTTCTCATCACTCATAAAACATCCCTCCATGTCTTTCTTTTGATCGCGCTCATCATGGCCGGTTTTGAAACTCCGTATTTCTTGGCAAGTCTATGAAATCCAAGTTTTCTGGGGATATATTCGATGCGTGCTTGACGCACGATTTCATCGGTTAGTTTTGCATCTGGCTGTCTTATTCCAATCAATCCTCTGCCTTTCTTCGCTCGGTCTGCATTATTGTCAGCCGAGCTTCCTTCCCAAATGTGCCTCGGGTTCACACAGCGAGGGGTGTCGCAAGAGTGGAGTCCGCAAGGCGTTGGCCAATGGCCATTTGCCAATAAAAACGCAACTCGATGTGCTCCGTAAGTAATCCTCTTGCCACCAGGACGAACCCGACCATAGCCATCTTTATCAACCTGAAAGGGCCATAAAAGGCACTTATCTGATTGATGTTCTTCTATCTTCTTGACCAACCACAGATAGCGTTTGTTTTTCCTTTGCAATTCCCGCCTCCAGCCATGCTCGAAATCTGGGCCATAATTGAGGCCATTCTAAATGCTTGGGGAGGGAGGCGTATACCCCTTTTACCCTCAATGCCGCTTCTACCCATTGATCGGCTTCGTATACCGGGCGCTGGGAACCGAACGTTCCTTCGGTGCGAAATGCGACAGGCTCAATGAGCATTTCCTTGGGCATGTGCTCCGGAGCACCTCCGCAATTTCCGTGGATGCACGGCACTCCACAGGCTAGAGATTCAAAGATTGGAAAGCCGTAGCCTTCAGCCAGCCCGATCCCAAACGTCACATCGCAGGCTGAATAAGCCCACGTCATCTGCTCGTCGGTGAGCTGGCCATGCGTCACGACAGCCTGATTATTTAGGCCGTAATCGCATAAGAGCGCCGGAATCGACCAGTAGCGTTCTAGCACATCCGTATGGATCCAGATCAGCACGTCGTGATTCTTGGCAATCTGGGCCGCGGCTTTGATGGCCGTTCCGTAATCCTTGCGCGCCTGGTTTGTCGCCACAATGCCGATCACGAACTTATTGGACTCGATGGTGAAATCGGTATCGAATACGAGCCGGCCGAACTTGCGCCGCGCCTTGTCACGTCCGCGCGGGCGCCATATTTTCGGATCGATGCCGTGAGGGAGCGATTCAATCATCTTGCCGTCGCCGATCGTGCGCTCAACAATGCGCGCTGCCCATTCGCTATAGGCCAGAATGCGGTCAAATCCGCGCAATACCTCACGCAGCAGAATAGAGAGCTTGCCGTTCGGTCCTTCGGCATCGATGGCGCTGTAGGTCCACAGATCGAATGGCTTTGTGAGCAGGAACTTCTTGAGCTCAGGATTTGGGCAGTAGGGCTCAGGATGTGAAAGCCAGAGAAGACGGGATGCGTCCCAGATCACCAGCAAGATTCCATGCTGTCCTTGCGCGAATGCCCGCCAGATCAGCGGCAGATCGGGCACGGTCCAATCGGATATCTGGTCGATGCGGTGATGGAAGAACGGCGGCTCAAATGGCAGGCCGGCGCCAGGCCCGATGCAGCCCACGCGGAACACATGGGGCAAATATTTGTAAATGTTCATCGCCAATTCGCGCGTGATCCGGCCAAGTCCAGATGTCGCGCAAGGACTATCGGAGAGGATCATCAACGGAATCGGAAGCTCTGGCCAATCCTGAACGATGTGCTCAAGACCAGATTTGGCCGTTGGATCACCGGAGAGCATCAGAAGCGGCGTGGGCATTAGTTCGG